TTCAGTGAGCAGGTTTTGAGATTCATTGCGGAGTACGAACAAATCTCCAGCCAATGACACCCGAGGAGATTCGCGAAGCGGGCTCGGAGATTTACGGTTCCTGGGGATGGCAAACCCAGCTTGCTGATAGGCTGAAGGTAGATACGAGTACGGTTCGGCGCTGGGTCTCCGGCGCCGTTCCGATTCCAGGTCCGGTCGTCGCCGCAGTTGAATGTTTTCTCCGAGAAAAACGGCAGGTATCCTTGAGCCTTGGTGGTACAGTCGCCCCTATCGTAATGGCTAAATTAGGACGGAGTGAAGCAGAGGAAAGTGGAATGGAAATGATACCAGTTGAAGGCTCAGCGAACATCGCGGCGATCGGATACGACGCCGAGACGCAAAGGATGCGCGTGCGATTTTTTCCCGAGCGCCGGGTGAAGAGCGGGACGATGGCCCCGGGCGCTACTTACGAGGTTCAAGGGATATCACGGGAGGTCTACGAAGAGTTCCTTGCAGCTAAGAGCAAGGGCGCTCACTTCCACAAACATTTTCGGAAGAACCCGGATTATAATTTTGTGCGGCTGGCGGAGGAAGCGGGTCGATGAGACGGTTGGTAATTGGCTTGGCGCTGGCGTGTGCCCTTGATGGATGCGTACCATCGCACGAATGGACCCCCGGGCCGCAGGTGGCTGTGTCGGACTTCAGCCGGGATCGAGCGAGGTGTGCGATGTTAGCCCGTGACAGCGGAGGAGGCGGTTTCGCGATCGGGCCACCGGCGTTCATCCTGGGGTATGCTGTCGGGAGCGTGATCTCGAATACGAACCGGGCGCAGGCGGAATTCAACGATTGCATGGAGTTGAACGGCTGGGTGGCGGAGCGCTAAATGACGAACGCGCTGACCAAGATTGATCCGCATGGCCCCTACGCGGCCGAGATCGTGGAAGTCCGGCACCGGCTGACGGATCGGGACATGCTGTTCGTTTCGGCATATCTCGACGACCCCGATCCTGAGCGTGCGGCTATTGCGGCAGGTCTGCCGGCCAAGAAAGGCAAGGAATATTCCAATCGTCGCTATGTGTCACGAGCCATCGACTTGTGCCAAGCCGAGCGTGCGGATCGTCTTAGCATTAGACCCGACAAAACAATTCGGGAGCTTGCGAAGATCGGATTTGCCAACATGGGTGACTATCTAAAGTTCTCACCCGATGGCGATCCTATCCCAAATCTTGAAGCGATCGATCGCGACCGGGCGGCGGCACTCAGCGAAGTGGTTGTTGAAGATTATGTCGACGGTCGCGGCGAGGACGCGCGTCAAGTCAAGCGAGTCAAGTTCAAGCTCCATGACAAGCAGGCCGCCCTTGTCACCCTTGCGCGCGTTCAAGGAATGCTCCTCGATCGGACGCGGGTGGAGGGGGATATTGATATCAGGATCAAGAACATGACTACAGATGAGAGACTGCAAATGCTCCATGATTTGCTGGCCCCGATGGAGAAATATCTGACCAAAGAAGAACTCCAAGTCATCGAACACGACGAAGAAGAGGTGCCGACAAATGGCTGAGTCGGGCCTGCCTTTCCACCCCCGGCAGCTGGAGTTGCTCCAGAAGCATGATCCGAATGCCTTCGCGACCGCGATCAAGCTTCTTGATTACCAGAACCTGGAGTGGGAGCGCGAACTGTATGAGGGCTCGCTATTCGAGTTCTTCAAACGGGCGTGGCGGGAAATCGAGGCAAAAAAGCTTGAATTGAACTGGCATCAGGAAGTCATTTGCGAGACATTGCAAGCTATAACGCTTGGCGAAAGTCGGTCACGAGACGTAGTGATCAATATACCCTTCCGCCACTCGAAATCGACTCTTGTCAATATTGTGTGGCCCGCATGGACGTGGTGTAGAGCAGAGAGATTACCTCTATCAGGGGCGCACGTTTCGTTTCTTTCCGTATCGTATGCAAGCCGACTTGCCGAGAGTAATGCAACCAAGATGTTGTGGCTCGTCCAGGGGCATTGGTATCAAACCCTGTGGGGCGATCGAGTACAGATCCGAGGAGATCAGCAGAGCCGCACGGATTTCGGTAACACGGGCGGAGGATCCAGGTATAGCGCATCAGTTGAGGCTGGGTTAATCGGTCGCGGAGGTGACGTTCAGATCGTGGACGATCCCCACTCTGTGGAAGGCGCGGAGTCAGATGCCCAGCGCGCCGCAACGATGCAGGCGTTTACCGAAAGCTTGCCAAGCCGTGTTACGGATCCTCGGATCTCGGCTCGGGTATTGATCATGCAGCGGTTGCATGAACAGGACTGTACGAACTGGGCACTCGAAAATTGGGACAATCCAGTACACCTGATGTTTCCGGGATATTTTGATCCCGATCGAGCATGTGAAGGTGATCCCCGCACTCAACGTGACGAAATATTGTGGCCCAGCGTTTGGAGTGATGCGGCCTTCAAGAGGCTGAAGCTCAGTCGATATGCATTTGCCGGCCAGATCCAGCAGATGCCCACCCCTCGCGGTGGCGGTATCTTCAAGCGCGAATGGTTCCAGCCATGGCCACCGCTAGAACAGGACGGGACGCGGCTGATGGAGGGTTGGGTGGGTTACGATAAGCTTGGTCGGCGCACGATCAAATATCCGGCACTCGAATATGTCTGTGCATCTGTGGATACGGCGTTTACCCAGAACGAGGAAAACGACTATTGCGCAATGCTCGTTCTCGGGATCTGGCGGGCCGAAGGTAAGGGCCGAATCGAGCGCCGCGGAGACCAGTATGTTCGCGTTCCTGACGATGTCGGGTTTCCCAAGGTTTTGGTCCTTAATGGCTGGATGAAGCGGCTGGCCCTGCACGGACCGCCAGAGGAGATTCCCTATGGCGTGAGTCGCGAACAGTGGAACTCGCCGCTGTACTTGGATCGGCGCAGCGAGAAATGGGGTCTCGTGGAGTGGACTCACTACACCTGCAAGCGGTATAAGGTTGATGCTCTGATATTGAGACTCAGGCTCGTGGCCATGACCTGAAGGACGAACTCTATCGCCTGCACCAGACGCCAGATTATGGAATCGACCTCGTGCCGGCGAAGCAAGACAAGTATGCACGCGCCCGCGCAGTCGAGCACCTTGTGTCGAATGGGCAGGTGTACGTACCGATGTTTGAAGACGGCACGCACCCGCAATGGTTGACGCCCCTGATCGAGCAAATATGCCGCTACCCGAAGACCGAACATGACGACGTAGTCGATGCATTCACTATGGGTCTGAAGCACCTTCGTGGGAGAGGGTTGTTGGAAAGAAAACAGGAATACGATCAAGAAGAAGAAGAATTGTCTTTGTACGAAAAGATACGCCCAAATATAGAACTCCCATATCCTATGTTATCTGGGAGATAGCCGTGTGGTTATAGTTTCCTGCGAGGGGTTTGAGCACGCATGATCCGCATCTTTGGGCCGGTCGGGACCGAGGTACACATGGACGGGAGGCGTTTCGAATGTGTTGCGCTAACCGAGGCTGGTGTGACTTGGCGATCGAAGTGCCCGGTATGTGAGACGCCCGTATTCGTCGAAACCAAGGACGGTTATCTTCCGCCCGCGAAACGTTGCGCCGAGCACAGAGGCAAGAAGTTAGGGCCTCCGCCGCCGTCCGAGGTGAGCGACGAAGAGGCCGCCGCGATACAGGGTGTATTCCCAACAGGCATGATGTCGATCGACCAAATGCTGCCCGTGGAGAAATGGGTAAAGGATCCCACGCTGAAGGTGTTGAATCTCACTCTTCCGCAATCCGCTGAGCCTTCTCCTGAGATAAAGGAACCACTACCGAGAGTGGAGTTCGATCCGAAGGAAGCGGGATTTACATTAGCTGATGAACTCGCCGAATTGAGCGCCGATGACAAAGAGGCCATACTACAGGAGCCCTCGCCCGAGGAGGTGTGGGGACCGCGCCTCAGACTTTGGCTACAGAAAAAAATGTGGATGGAGCGAGACTGGGGGCCGCCGCCCGGGAAAATGGGTTGTCTCGTCCCGCCCGAGTTTATGGAGAACAGGAGATAATCTAAATCTGCGGCGCGGGGCCGGATGGTTTCGGGATCTCGTTTTGATAATGGGCGAGACCGGGAAGAACACCAAGGGGTCGGGGCGCCACCAAACCTGCTCTCTCTCGTCATTGCCCGAAAATAGCAGTAGTCTGTAGCGAGCCGCCTCGATCGGCGGCTTCAAGATAATTTGCCGGCGCGGCTCGCCGATATGACCGCGGCGTGGATGTCCCGATGTCCGAGGATCGCCTCGCCCGCGGTTTCACGCGTCTAACCGATCCACAGCCGGATCCTCTCCCGGAGGACGTGACCGACAGCATTGTCGTCATCACCGATGACCCGAAGCTGGCACCGGAGATCGATCCGAAAACCGGCACCATGTCGATCCCGACCGAAGACGGTGGCGTCATTATTCAATTCGATCCACGGCCGGGAGGATCCGACAAGGGAAACGAGAAGTGGTTCGATAACCTCGCCGATAGAATCGACTCGGAGGTCCGCAGCCGTATCGTTGAGGAAGTGCTCCGAGGCATCGAGGCTGATGATCAGGAGCGCCAGGAATGGCTCGATATGCGTGCCGAGGGTATCAAGATGCTCGGCACGATGCTCGAAAAACCGAAGGGCGACGTCGGAAACTCGACGGGGCCGTTCGAGGGCATGTCGACAATCCGCCACCCGCTGTTGTTCGAGGCGGTCGTCAAAGGTCAAATGAATGCGGCCGGCGAACTCTATCCCCCCGGAGGGCCGGTTAAGGTACGCGATGATCGCCCGATCAAGCCCGCTGGTGTAGCGCAGCAGCCTGAGATCGGTCATAACGGCGGACCGCAATTAGAGGATCTGCTCGCCGAACCACCGGAAGATGTCGCAGCGATTGCCCAGGCCACACGCGACGAACTCGCCGAGGCGTTAGAGAGGGGATTCAACCACAATCTTACGACCGTCGATCGCGGCTATCGGGCCGATTCGGTCAAGATGCTGTTTTGGGTTTGGTTCGGCGGGTGCGGCTTCAAGAAGGTTTATGATTGCCCGATCCGGGAACGCCCCATGTCCCGGTATGTCGATGCAGCCGATGTTATCGTATCAAATGCCGCATCCGAGATCAGCGACTGCGGGCGGGTCACACATCGGATCAAGATGCGGCAGAGCGTTGTCAAACGGATGCAGCTGGCCGGCGTCTATCGCAATGTCGATCTGCATGAACCGCAGTTCCAGCCGACGGCCCCCGAAGAAGCCGCTGCGCGCGCGCAAGGTCTCTCCGACAAACCACAACGACAGGAGGACCAGCCCTACACAATCTACGAATCCTACGTCGAACTCGACATTAAAGGGTATGAGCATCAACGCTCCGGCCAGGTTACCGGGCTGGAACTGCCATACAAGGTTACGATTGATAAAGACTCCCGCGAGATGCTGGAGCTTCGGCGGAATTGGGAAGAAGATGACGAAACCTGCCAGGCTCGTCGAGTATTCGTCAAGTTTGGATTTATCCCAGCGATGGGATTTTACGATCTCGGCCTTCTCCATTTGTTGGGGAACGGCGATCAGGCGTTGACCGCTGCTTGGCGTATCGCTCTTGATTGCGGTATGTACGGGAATTTCCCTGGATCGATATATAACGAAGGCGTAATCAAAAATATAACCAATCAAGTGCGCGTGCCCCCTGGTGGGGCATATGGCATTAAAGCGCCGCCGAGCGTTCGGCTTCAGGATGTCTTCATGCCGTTGCCTTATAAAGATGTAGGCGCTGGCATGATCGCGCTGATTCAGCATATCGAGCAGCGCATGGACCGCGTTGCTGGAACTGCCGAAATGCCCGTGGGCGAGGGACGCCAAGATGCACCGGTCGGCACTACCTTGGCGTTGATCGAGCAAGCGACCAAGATCATGGCCGCAGTGCATATAGGCATCTGCGCGAGCCTCGCTGAAGAACTCGATCTGCTCAAGCAACGCTACAAGGCAAATCCGGAAAGCTTCTGGCGTTGGCAGAAGAAAGGCTACGACTGGGAAGAGGCCCTATTCCTGCGCGCGCTCAATGATTGCGAAGTCGTCCCGGCTGCCGACCCCAACACGCCATCGCACATGCATCGGCTGATGAAATGGTATGCGCTCGTACAATTGGCGATCCAGCAGCCGATGTTGTTCAATCTTCGCACGCTCGTTCGCCAAGTTGCTGTCGTCCTCGGGATTTCGGACCCGGATACATTCCTGGCGACTGAAGAACAAGTTGCCTCTGCTCAGGCCGCTCAACAGGGCAATGCCGCGCAAGGACCCGATCCCGTCCGGTTGGCTGCGGTACAACAGAAAGCGGCGTCCGCACAACAAGAGAACCAAGCTAAGCTCCAGGAATTGAGCGTAAAAATGCAGGAAGCGGCGGCAGAACACCAAGCCCGGATGGCAGAAGCGGGGGCAGATGCACAAGCTCAAGAGCGCGACCGCCAAGTACAGGCCCAGACCGCCGTGACCGAGAGCGCCGATCGCGCCGCGGATCGGGCATCGCGTGAACGCGTGGCAAATACTCGACTTCAGATGGAGCGTGAAAAGGTCGGCTCGCAAGAACGGCAGGCCACCCAGCAACTCGGCGCTCAGCAGCACCAGCATGCGCTCGACACATTCGTGAAGCCTCACGTTGATGCCGCTGCTGCTCCTCCCGGATCAGAGCCTGCCTAATGGACAAAATGTCCATAGCGGGCGCTATTCAGGCATGGCGAAATCCCCGCAATCTCCTGGTGAGTGGACGGTCTTCCCGATAGATTGAGATCGTGTTATCGTGTGAGTCTCCCTGGGAAGAGGACGTTGCGATGAGAAGCGGATCGAGCAAACCCAACCTCGGCACTCCCGACTTGCGCCGCGGCCCGTCGGAGCAGCAGACGGGTGACCTTGATCCGCCTTTCAAGGGTGGCGGTCGCCGCGCGGACCTGCCCGCCGACTATGATCAACGCGCTGCCGCCGACAAGGATTGGCGTGGGCAATTGGATCGCAACACTCGGCAGGATCGCGAGTCGCTCGGCATTCCGAAGAACCTCGATGGCACGCCTTGGCTGAAAAGCAACAAAGATAAGTAGCGAGGGCGTGATGGCGCGCGCTGTCATGGGGAACCCTAAAGCCACTCTGACCTAATCGCTGCGGCCGAGAGAAAGGAACAGCAGAAATGATGCATACCCACCGCTCTATTCGCTCTCATGTGGAGACCCACCACGGACGCAGTACGCATCGGGTGCACCATATCCTTGGGCGTGCGGATGGCGGCGTCTCGGATAAGGCCGAAGATACGCGTATGATAAAGAGGGCTATGGGGGAACACGATGCGCAGCTTCATCCCGGCAAGCATACGCGTATCAAGCTTCGTGACGGAGGTATGGCAGACGGAGGCGCCAGCGCTCGTCGGCTCGATCGCGGTGGACGTAGCAAGGGCCATAAAGGCTCTCATGTAATCGTGAACGTGTCGCCCGGTCAGGAACCGGCTCGGCCAATGCCGGTTCCGGTACCTGCTGCTGGTGGCGCGCCGATGCCGCCGCCGCGACCGCCGATGGCTCCGCCCGGCATGATGCCGCCAGGTGTTCCTCCGACAGGTCCGGGACTGGGTGGTATGCCTCCGGGAATGCCGCCGATGCGCGCCGATGGAGGGCGTCTTTCGGAAGCTGGCGAGGCTCATGGCAAGAAACTCGCGTTCAAAGAGACCGCCGGCGCACGGAGCGGGATGGGCCGGCTGCAGAAGATGCGCATGCCCCAGCACAGCGAGCGCGCAGCGGGAGATTGATTGAAAGATCCTTGACAGAATACAGAAGCCGGTTGTAGGGAAATTATCTATTCGGCGAACCTCGGGCCGCGACGGCCCGGGAAAGCCCGTCCCCCGATCGGGACATTCGCGGTCGTCGGTAGCTAAAATCACCCGATCGCAAGGCGGTGTCGCTCTCGTAAGCACGGGAGAGCGGTTACGACCATCATAACTTATCGGGATGGCATCCTGGCGGCAGATACGCTGACGCAGGATTGCTACGGCACGCGCTACGGCTACGGACCCAAGATTTTCAAAACGTCCCGAGGAATGTTCGGTTTCGCAGGCCGGTCCGGCGATGCAGAAGAGGCGCGGCGGCTGCTATCGGCACGAGGCTGTCCTCTGGAGGAGCCTGAGAAGATCGAGCCCACGAAAGAATTTATCGATGACACGGTCGTCATCCTGATCTCGCCGGCCGGGGTCTATCTAAGCAGTGGGAAACGGCTCGTCTTCAAAAAGCTCGACGCGCCTTTTTACGCGATCGGCACGGGTGGGAATTTTGCACTTGGAGCGATGCGCTACGGTGCTTCAGCCGCAGAAGCGGTTGAGATCGCGATCGAATGTGATACCGGCTGCGGCGGCAAAATTGATGTGCTGCACCTCGTCGATCCGGCGATGTTGCGACCGCCGCAGCAGCCAGTGACGACGGGCCATAGCCATCCTCCCCCGGAATCAATGCCGGTGCCGACAATCGGGATAGCATCCGGCGATCATCGCTTCGGGCCGACACCGATCCCCGATGAGCATTTCACGGGGCGCGCGCCCGCGGTGACTTTCAGGATTTCGACTGAATGATTGGGGGCTATCATCCTTGGTTTGGTGAAGAGTTGCTCCGTCGTACGGATGCCGCTCGTTCTGAGAGAGCAGCCGCTCTCGGGCAAGGCACTTGCTCTGACTACGGTGCCTACAGATACGAATGCGGTGTCATTGAAGGGATGCGCCTCGCCACCGAGATCGCCGACGAAATCAAACGAGAGATGGACAGGCAATGAGCGAACATNGCAACCGCGTACTTCAAGGAGGGCAATCACAGATCATCGGTCTCGACGGGGCGCCGATTCAGACCTTGAACTACCATGAGCGTATCGCTCAAGATGTTCTGGCTGGGAAGGATAAAACCAGAGCTAGAGCTCCAAAATTCGACGAAGAGCGGGTCTACTTGGAAAACAAGATCCGCCGTCTCGGCATGATAGACGTGGCGTTTTTGTTCAATGATATCCTCGTCGTTCAATATGAGCGCGAGAAAGTCTCAGAACATCTCGTTGCGCCGGCCGACACCCAGAGAGCCGACTATTATGAAGGCGTGGTCGGCGGCGTGCTTATCGTCGGTCCGACGGCGTTCCAGGATGATACGATCACGAAGTTCCCCTGGGATGCATGGATCTCGATGGGCCTCGTCAAGAAGCATGGCGAGTCGCCGGTAAAGCCAGGGGATTGGGTGCTTTATCGCGCGACCGATGGCTGGAACAAGCATGTGCAATTCAGTGGCGAATACGATGTTTGCCATTGTCGTGTCCTGAACGACGCGCACATTCGGGGCATCGTCAAATACCCGGGAAGGTGGTGGTAACTCATGTCTGGCGATAGAGGAACGCTACCTTCTGGCGCGACCGATCAGGTTACGCGCGCCGCACAGACAGAAGAACTGATTGATGAGGCAGCGGCTCCGGAGGATGTGATCGNGCATCTGAAACGTGAACTCGCTGCGATGCAAGCGAGGGATGCCGAGCACGAAGCAGAGGCCATTGCAAATCGGCGACGCGTGGCCGAAGAGCGTGGCCGTGCAGCAGCTGCTGAAACAAAAGCTCGCAACGCTGAAAGCCAAGCGCGAGCTGCAGTCGATACGAGCCATCTCTCAGTCGAGGAATTCCAGTACCAGTCGATCAATAGCGCGTTCACCGCCCGCATGGGCGAAATGGATGCGCTGAAGGCGCAATACGCCGCCGCTCACTCAGAAGGTGACGGCGCGAAGATGGCTGACGTGCAAGCGAAGATGGCACTTCTTGGCGGCGAGATCGCACAACTCAAAGCCGGCAAGGACAACATCGAAGCGCGCAAGCAACAACGCGAAGCACAACAGCAGGCTCAACCTCAACAGCCTCAGCCTTTCGACAGAGATGCGTATATTCAAAGCAAGATGCCGCTCGTGCAAGAATGGCTTCGCTCGCACAATCGCTTCTTCGAAGATCCGGCGTGGCAAGAGCAAGTCGCTGCAGCTGCGAATTATTCTGTTAAGGTACTTGGGCACGAGGAGGGCGGGGCAGATTATATAAAGCACGTAAATGAGTCGCTGGGATTGACTCGCCGGGAGGAACCTCCCGCTGTTCAGCCCGGCGGTCGTCGAGTGCCTGAGACGGAAACCCCCATCGACACAGCACGATCGGATCAGGCTTCTCGCCGACTAGTGGCTGCTCCAGCCGGGGGCAGCGTGCCAAATACCGCCGCAACGCGCCCGTTAGGTGATAACGAGATGTACCTCACGCGCGAGGAAAAGGCGATGGCACGAACGCTCGGGATGACCGAGGTCGACTATGCGGTCAATAAGCGCGAGGGCATCAAAGAGGGCAACATGGGTCCAAATGCGAGGTTAAGGTGACAGGCGTTCCTTATCAAAGCGAAGCTCGCGGCACCTATCGCGCAGCTGTCGAAGAGCGGCACCGTCAGGCGACCCCTCGCCAAGCCATGCCGACCATCAGCGGACCCGCCCCGGGCGAGTCGAGGCTGACGCGCCGGCGCCGCACTTCGGATATGGTCAATCTTGCTGCTTCCTATGCCCCTCCCGGCATGAGCTATGAGTGGAAGCGCGACTCCGTGTTCGCGATGAAGGATCAGGCACATCAACGCGAACTCCGCGAAAATCACTGGACACCGGTGCCGGCCGATCGGCATCCCGAACTCGCCTTTCCCGGCGAGACCGTGATCCGCAACGGCGGTGATATCCTGATGCAGCGGCCGCAATATTTAACCGATGAGGCGGTGCTCGAGCAGATCAACGATGCGATGGCTCCGATTAAGGTAACCGAGGACAAACTCTACGGTACCAGCGAGGACGAAGCTCGGGCTCGCTTCACCCGCTCGCACCCCAAACTTGGTAACCGAGTCGTGCAGCAGTGGTCGCCCGGTTCTCCGATCGAAGATGGAAGCTTGGAATCGGAGCCTTGATGT